TGGTGTGGGCCATTGTGTTAACTCGTCAAAACCTATCCAACTAAACGCCAGACCCTGATAACGCAAAGCATCATCCTCTCTGTCGAGGTATGACATCCACAATCTTGCACCAGATGGTGCGACCCACTGCATCTTTCTCTCTGACCACTTTATTCCGGGCCAGATTTTTGGATACATCTCTTGAGACTTAAATATAAGTTCTCTAAGCTCTTCTGTAGTATGTCGCAATAACAACCCAGAAAATGCAGGATGCCCCATATATCGTAACGGATCGGCAAGCATCGCATAACTTTTTCCACCACCAGCCGAGCCGCCATATAAAACTTCTCTTTCACCTGCAGCAAGGAACTCAGTCTGAGGCCCATGATTAGGTTTAAATATAACATTATGTTGTTCTTCAATAGTCTCAATAGGATCAAGTTTTTCAATCTCTATTACTTTAGGTGGCTCTAGCTTCTTCTTCGCTGTAGCTTTCTTTTGAACCGACCCTTTGACTTTCGATTTTTTCCGCTTTGGCGATTGCCTCTTTGGCATAGTCTGCCCATCTGCGTAAGCTTGCAGCTTGGTTGTTTCTTCTTTTTTCATTCTCTAAACGTTTCCTTAAACCTACATGTGATATGTATCTATTTGTATTGCGAGTTAACCATTGTGATACTTCTCTATACGAATATTGTTTTAAATATCTTTTTGCTATTTCTAGTTTATCTAGTTGGTCAGGTATTGGGTTTAGTATTCCACTATCTTCTTTATCTAGCTCGTAGCCAAAAGGTATAGTGCGAGAAATCTTAGGTATAGATACCCATTCATTATCTTCTTTTACATCTGTGGGTTGTGGTAGTTTCCACTTACCAAGGGATCTAGTCATTATCTTCCGTGTTTTTTGGTGGCATTAACATTACTCCACCCTTAGCTTCTACTTGTACTTTCTCAGTTTTAACAAGTCCAGTACGATCAAGCAACTCTTTAGCTGCTGCCATTTTGTCTCTTATGCCTAGCTCAGTAGGATCAAACAAACCACTGACCATAGCCATTGCAGCTTTAGGAGCATTACGTGCCATAAAACTTTGTGTGCTTTCTAATATTTCTTCTTTCATAGAATTAACAACTTCAGTAGTACTGGTAGCATCAGAGTAACCTGCAAGTTTTTTAGCTGTTGCTACATCTCCACCAGCCTGATCAAACAATACAGATAAAAACTGTTGTTGTCTTTCTGTTAGTTGTCTAGCCATGAGCCATCTCCAGTGCTTTTTCTTTTGTCTCATCATTACGTCTAGTCCAGCCTTTACCGAAAGTGTCAAACGTAGACAACTTCTCATAAAAACTTTGACGTGTGTAATGCATTTGTTCTATTATTTCTACAGCTTCCATATCACCTACTGCAGCTATTGTCATCGGGCCTATGCCACCATCCTGCTCTACACCGACTATACGTTGTAAAGCTTTAGCAGATCGTGATACGCCTGAATTAACAGCCCAGTCAAATACACAAAGATCAACCCCACTAGGAAGTTGATCACATTTAGCTCTATTCCAATAATTCTTTTTATAGATAGGTGCTACATCTTCGTGCGTCAAGTCACGCATTTCTTTAGGCGTAGTTTCTCTGCCTACCCACTTATCGTAGACTTTTTTAGTGACACCGTAGTTCGTTATTCCACCCGGATCTTTAGGATGATTTACAAAACCGCCTTCGTGTTCTAATATTATTTCTAAACACGTATTGTAGTTAGTTATCATTTCTTGCCGCCAAAGAACTTAGTTGCAGATCGTATACCAAAGGATGCAGCAATAACTACTCCAAGAGAATAGCTATACCATTGTGGTGCTTCTCCTAGTGCAGTAAACCCTGCTGCTGCAATCTCTCTACCCCAATCCCCACAGAAGGATAAAATAAATGGGCCACTTAAAAGCAGTGTCAACCATTCGTCTTTCCATGAGTTCTGTGTAGCTTTCATAGCTTCCAGATCCCAGTCTATTTCACCTGTAGCAATCTTTAAGTCTTTGGTAGCTTTAGCTTTTTGTACAGCAGTCTTGCCTTCAATCCATGATCCAGCAAGACCAGCTATAGGCCCAAGTATATTACCTAAACCAAGCATCAGCTACCACACTGACATTTATCGCAACAGTTACATTTAATATTTAACAAAGAACGCACAATACGTTCTATGTATCTGTATATAGATTTAATATATTTCATAATATTATTCCTTATTTAAAGGCGATAGCTACGCCTATTGACAGATCACTATATTTAAAGTCTTTATCTAAAGATAATTTAGAATAAGCAGACAGGCTTTTGCTTATACCTAATGTGCTTTTTACTGATGCACCAGCAATAGCAAATGAACCTCCACTTGCATATCCCCAGTCTAGTGCTGGTCTAATAGATAGTCTTGAAACGTTTGCAGTTACGCCAAAGTCTCCCGACCATTTCTTAGATTTAATTCCATACTCAACAGATGCATCTGGCTTTATCATAGATAAAAGACCACCTCTTACAACTCCTTCAGCCTGTGCTGACATTGCCGTTAGTGTAACAATAACACCTGCAATAAATAAATTTCTCATTAACGTTCTCCATATCCTGTTAGTCTTCTAATTTCACCACGACAGATTCCTAGATCTCGTAGTTGTCTCTCTGTCATATTCATTAGTTGATAATATGCAGTTCTATTAGCCATATAATTATGGTATTTAATTAGTAATTTTCTGATCATTGTATAACTCCTTTTATGTATACATCAGTACTATTGACTGATAAGGATGTTATACCATAGTTAGTTATAACATAAAAGAGATAATAATGCAACCCTGTTATGCAATTTTATTTACGTTTACTGTACGATCCCGGTTTAGCAAAATTTTTCTTAGGCAAACCACCTTTATTCATTCCCTTTGCTATTCTAGGGTTTGTTTTTACTGCTTTTGATTTTGGTATGCCATACTCTTTAAGAAATTGTTTTGCTGGCAAACCTCCCTCTTTAGGATTTTTTAAGTCTTGTTTCATTCCCATAGTATATTTTATTCCTTTGACTTTGTTTTAGTTAAAGCTGTAGCACCCATAAAACCTAGTACGACACCCATCTGTGCTACAAGAAAAGTGTTAAGAAACCCTGATGCAGACTCCATACGAGCTACATTAATAATAGGCGTAAGTAATACTATAACAGTTACGATTGTTGTACCCATAGCTAACCAAGCCATAGTACGTTGCGTGTCCATCATCTTGTCTTCGTTCTCTAAACGTATCCATCGTTCATGGCGATCTAGCTCTTCGTCAGTAATAATGCCATCACCATCCGTGTCAGCTACTGCATACTTGCTATCTGCCTGTAGTTTCTTTGACATTACTATTCCTCATGTTTAGCAAAGGCTGATCCAGTAAGTATAGCCCCAAATGCTAGATGAAACAATCCACCACCCATAAGAGTAAAAGGATTATGTTGCCCTGTTAACTTTTTCATCAGTTCCATTTGAACCATTGGCTCAGTAGTAGAATTTATAATATCCATAAACTGAGATATATCTGGTCTATTAATTCCGTACCATATAGGTACAAACATAAAGTCATAAAAACATATTAATAAATATATTATTAATGCAGTCCACCGCCAAGTCATAGTAGACTTCTGTTGTGCGGTAAGTTGTTTACTCATTTAGATACAGGGAGGTGTACACATTTGTACTTTAGCCCCATATACCATTATACCTACTAGTATTGAAATTATTAAACCTATCCAAATCCATTTATATTTAATCATGCTTCTTCTCCATAAGGATTAAATGCAAAACATTTAGCTTTTACATAGTGGCCTGTAGTCAATAGACCTCTTGCTACAGTTTTTATTTGTTCTTGACACTCTACTTCTGTTTTAAACAAATGATTTTTACGTATCATAACATCGCAAGATGTAGGATCAGTAATAACTGAACAGTATAGTATTACTGCAAGAAACATTATTTTTCAAACATCTTCATTAAAAATTTTAATTCATCGCCAGCACCAGAAGTAATATATCCTTCTTCTTTACCACCACGTTCTTTCTTTTTATATCTCATTAAAAGTTGTTTATGTTCTTTTTCTAATCTAGCTAACTCTTTATTAAGTTGGGCAGAACTGGATAAAGTAGTAGGTGATTTATTTTTTCTTTTATTACTACGTATATCTTTTTTTAGTTTAGCTATATCCTTTTTAAACTTTCTAGTTTTTGGAATTAAAGAAGAAGTAACTGTAGTTTTAGTTATAGATACTACAGGTTTATCTTTAGGCTTTATAGACTTTTTAGGAGCTAAAGATTTTTTACCTTCTTTAAGAGCCTTACGTGTTTTATATGCTATTCTAAGTGCTTCTAGTTTTTCTTTTCGTTTAGCTTCTACTGCTTCACGTCCTGTAAGTTTAGGCTTAGTAGCTTTCTTTTTAGCTGCAGGTTTCTTTCCCTTTTTAGCTAAATATTTTTTACGTAACTCTACTAATTCTTTTGCACGTTTTTTCTCTACTGCTTCTCTGCCCATAATATTTCCTTTTATTTTTTCTTTGGGGATTTAGGTCTTTTAGTTCCGTCTTTACGAGTAGTTCTAGGTTTAGTTTTAGATTTTTTTAACGGCCCTCTTTTTATAATATCCCTCATCATTTTTTGTATTTCTTTACCTACCTTACTGTTAGTGGGTTTTCTTTGAGTTTCTTCAATAAGTTTTTTTGCTTCTGCTTTAGTTTTTGTAGATCCTTTAAGATTACCATCTTTACGTTTGTCTCTTCTTTTAACACCGCCTGTATCTGCTTTTAACATGTTTTTAACTTGTTTATCTTCTCCTCTAGCAGAAAAACCTACAGATCTATTTCTTGTTCCTACAGAAGATTCCATAGGAGATCCTTTATTTTTTTGTCTTAATCTTTCTGCACGTTTAGCTAAACGTTCTCGTGTAGCTGCTGAAAAACTTCTTGCTTGTTTATCTGATCTAGCTAATTGAATTTGTTTTAATGTAGGATTACCTACTATTGTTCCATTATTTTTTACACCATTAGTAGTATTTCCAAACAACATATCTTTTTCTTTGGGCGATGCTCCTACTTTAATTTTTGTTCCTTCTGGGCCTGCAAGGGTAATACCTTTATCTTTACGTTTTGTATCACTACTTTTTATTGCAGCTTTTCTTATTCTAGCAGTTTCTCCAGATGCAGATTTTTTATCTAAATTTTTTAACTGCATCTCTTTTGTTTTTAATTTTGCTGTATCAACCGCACTAAGTTTCTTTTTATCTTTTAACTTAGTTATTTCTTTTTCAAGATTAGTAACTTTTTTAGCCCTAGATTTCTCACCTTTACTTACAGACTCAGCCATACCTTTGTCTACAGATTTTTTACCTCTAGTTACTTTACCTGCTTCTCCTCTAGCTACAGAACGAGCAGCACTTACTGCCCCTCCTGTTTCGGGATCTAAACGTGCACCTTCTATTATTTCATACTTTTTAGCAAATGCTCTATTAATTTTAGTGGGTGGCTTAACTGTTGTTTCTTTTTTTATGTCTTTTTTAAGTCTTCTAATAGCATCTTGTATTCTTTTAGTTTTAGCATCACCTTTAGCTTTTTCTTTTGTTGTACGTATTTTATTTGCACGTTTTTTATTTTTATCTAAATACCTTGGTTTTTGTGTTCTGCTACCAATTAATTTTTCTAAAATAGACTTACCAAATTCTGATTTACTAGACATTATTATTTACCTTTTTTTTGAAGATGCTACTTTATTCATTTCTTTCATATACTTCGGGGTTGTTCTATCTTTTTTTAAACCCTTTAATTTATCTTGAAATTTTTTTATTTTATCTTTCATTTCTTTTTTTGTAGTCTTTTGTGCTTTTCCTTTTTTCATTCTTCCTTTTTGTGGTTTTGCTTTTCTCATTTCCATTAGGTTTCTTCCTTTACCATTTAACCTTATCAGCCCAGTAAGCCGCACTCATTTTGCCTCTAGCTATATTCTTTCCATGTCTTGCTTTAAAACTTTTACGTTTTGCTTTCATTCTTGCTGACTCACCAGCTTTGGGTTTACCTGCGGTGCTTGCACCCTTCTCTCCAAACCTTATGAGTTTAATCTTTGAGCCTTCTTTGGCAAGTACAGCGTGTGACTTCTTAGGGTGATCAGGTGTACGTTTAGGTTTGTTATATCCTGCAAACTTTTCACCTCTATAGTCTATACTCATCTATGATCTCCTGAACTTGCTAGTTTTCTTGCCTATATTTTTAGGTTGTCTACTAAACTGTTTACCTTTAGCTGTATCTTCTCGTTTCTTACGAGTAGTCGCTGCATACTCAGAACTTGATAGAGACTTAATAGCACTATCAGGCAAATACCTTTCCCCTGTTTTAGAGGAAGGTTTACCTGATTTAGTTCTCCAGTTTTGTCGAGTCCAATTAGATAAAGACTTTTGAGGTTTCTTTAAAGACATGCTATATCTTTACGAGCTTATAGCCTTTTGCTTTAGCTGCTGATCTAATTTCTGCAAGAGTCATAGGTTTTGCTTTAACCATACCGCCCTTTTTCATATAGCCCATTTTATTTCTAACTGAGCTAGGAAGTTTACTTACGCCTTTGTTTCCTTTAGGTGCAGCTTTAAGTCCACCAGCAGCATATCCTTTTTTCTTCATCATAGCACCGCCTTTAGCGTAGCCTTTTTTCTTCATGCCACCTTTAGCGTATCCTTTTTTCTTCATGCCACCTTTAGCATAGCCTTTTTTCTTTTTCATAACCATTATATTACTCCTTGTTATATAAGTTATCAAATACTCTGTGTGTATCCCACACGTAATCTAAATCTTCTTTAGAGTGAAACACTCTCTGACTAGGTTTGAAGTCTGGTGCACCTTCTCCTGTCTCAAACCAAGCAGGGTGCGTAACTCTTACTCTGTTATTGGGTAGTGCTACAATGTTTCCTGTGTACTCTGCAGCGTCTACTAGCTCTAATACGTGACTCTGTTTATGTTGAGCAGGGTCATCTGCTATCTCAGAGCCTGTGTAGTCTACTGTGAATAGGTATTTAGCTGGATAGAACTCTCCATCCACTTTAGCTAACCACGGAGCTGGTGTAGCCCTGCTAAGTACGTAGACTGAGTGATCATGTGACATACAATCCCAAGGCTGTGCTGCGTAGGCTGGTAGCTCTTCTGCCCACTCCTCTACAGGTGTATCACCTACGAGTGCGGTAATAGGCATTCTCGCCCACATCGCTCCACCGTGTACGTTAGGTTCGTCTGTGTCATCTGATTCACAACCAGTAAAGATAACTTGGAAGCTGAGTGATCTATTTGGCATAGTCGTTACAGCTATTACCATGCAATGTAGGAACTCACCGTGGTATCGTTCAAAATTACATGTATATTCTCTTCTTACCCACGCTTTGAAGTAGGGTATATTACTTTGTAGATACGCCATTCTTTTTATGTTTCCTCCGCAAATCTGATTTAGCTTGTTTGAAAAGACTAGCTATTGCTGTCTTCCCCATGACTTTAGCACGTTGCTCTGCTACTGTCAATATCTGAATCTTTCTTGCGTAGGGTTTCTTTATTTTTTTTACTTTTGCTATTGTAGCTTTTGCATCGGCTATTGTAGCAAATTTTATGGATACCGTATCCTTTGGGTTCTCATCTGTATATAATCTACGATCAGATCCTTTAGGTTTTTTACCTGTTCCTACTTTAGGATCTTTTCGTTTTACCATTTCTAACAACACTCTTTAAAGTTTTAGCTTGCTTTGCATGAAGCTTAGAGGCTTTGTTTAAACCTTTAATAACTTTTTTTATTTTATTAGTTTTTTTACTATGCATTACTTATATCCTCCACCTGCAGCTTTATATGCTTTAGCTAGCATCTGAGCCTTACGTGCAGACCACTGACCTGCTTTACCACCCTTAGTGCCTGCTTTAATTCTACTGAATATTCGTTTACGCAGGGCAGGCTTAGTGTAATTACCTGATTCATTTACTTTTGACTTTGCTTTTGGTTTTGTCTTGGTAGTTTGGGTCACTGTATGATCTCTCTTTCCAGCCTTCGGCTATCATAGCGTTCTCTATACGCTCTAAAGTAAACTTCTCACCGAAGTGAGCCTCACATGCTGCCCTTACGTAGAAGACATCGCTATGCGGTATATGTAAATTATCTACATTACCACGTAATAGCATGTCATAGAATGTTTCTAATACTTTGTCTGTGTATAGTTTTACTGATTTTCTCTTCAATGTCAATACCTAATTTATATTAATACAAATATAACACTTAAAGTGTTACATTTATAGTGTATTCTAATCTTTTTTGAAAGACATTTAAAGTGTTACATATAAGTGTAATATATTTATAACTATTATATAGTTTTAATGTAGCACTTTAAGTGTTGTGTTGTGTTATACATAGTTTTACACATTTACGAAACCATGTCAACCCATAAAATATATTATATTAAAATAATATGCAAAGATACCACATTATGTGATCACAAATCCACCCAACCATCGTGTGTATTCGACTATATACATTGTGGTTAACACCCTATTTTCCAGATCTGTGTAGACTTGTGTATATAGATACTAGCGTGGGGTGGGTGGCCCTTGCGTACCCTAGCTCTCAGGCGTGTTTTATGCGTGATCATATGTGTTGATTCCTATTAGGAATAAAAAAAGTGACTTCATCCCTCATATTCCATAGAATATGTAACAAAATCAACTACTTAGTTGAAGGTGACAAGTGATATGCAATCAGTTGCCATACAATAGTATGAGTGTTGTTGCAAGAATACCACACTAAGAGTGTGTTGCAAGGCCGATGCTAATTATACTATACCCCCACCGAGAAGGTGGCAGATGACATCACACAGTGTCGAGCAAACAAGGTGCGACACCATGACACATCACGAGACAACTTGACAACTCTAGCTATTACTATAGTTTATAAAGATAATATTTAAGGATCTCATGTTTACTGAGAGATCTTAAATATTCTCTTATATAAACAGTAATAGATAGAAAGATAAAACAATGGAAAATACTACAAATCAACTTGGTACTCTCGAAACCGAAGGTCAAGCTATTGCAAAGGAACTGCGTAGCAGAGATCGTAAAGATGCTAATCAGTTCAAGAGAGACATTGTAAATGTGTCTCAGTTCAATGGCTCAGATAAAAACCCACAGGGTTTATGGGTTAGACTAGGCTTTCTGATGACACAGATAGAGCAAAACAACAGTACCAAGAAAGACTGTGGACTGTTGAAGATTGACCGTAGAAGGTTAGCTGAAGCTAAGTGGTTCTATAACAATCTGAAAGATTGCCAAGCCTTTATTGCTGAAAGCAAAAAGGGTTATACATCACTCACTGCATTGCAATTAGCAATGAGTAAAGCTAACAAAGCTACGCTTTCAACTGAAGATAAAGTTAGCGAAGCTGTATCACCTAGTGAAGCTACATCCAACGAAGTTGAAGAGTCCAACGTTGGACAGTCTCAACTACCGACTACGAAGTATGATCTAGCCAAAGAGATCATGAAGACTTGTCAAGACAATAACATAAATCCTTTGGATTTGATTGACATCATTTTGATCAATGTGGAGAACCAACCTAAACAATCAAAGAATGTTGTTCCAATGGGTAATCACAAAGTGAAGAATAATTCACCAAAAGCAAAGCAAGCTAATGCTTGAACGTGAACAAATCACAGCTTTCTTCATAGCAATCTTGTGCATGGCAATGTTCTTCATTGCTATGTACATCACCTTCCCTTGGCCTGAACCAATGGATATGTTAGACACTGAGTACGAGATAGATGGATACTTGTATAATTGTAAAAGGATTACATCATGATAAAACAAGTTTTATTAGATTGTTTGGCACTGTTGTTAATGCTAGTTTTTATTATGTGCTTGACAACTCTACTATATACAATAATATAAATAGTATAGTGTTTAACGAATACTATTTTATTATATGTATATGTAGTAAGATAAATGAAACCGTCCAACGTTGGACAAATTAAATGGAGTTAAAATGCGAATAGCTAAACAATCAATGCTTACTGGTAACATCACAACTCGTGAGATACCTGTCACTAACTGGCAAATTATCCGATGGCGTGATGGCGAAAACATTGGTAATGTAATGCCTGATGTAAGTCTGGAGGATCGTGAGTTTATCAAGACTGGTATTACACCAGAGGAATGGGATAAATATTGTGGAGAAGATGTATGACTAACAACATAATGAAGATGTTCAACAGAGCATCACCTGAGACTATACGTAATGGTGTAGCATGGTACAAACGTGCCAAGCGAGAGTGTAACAAGATAGCTGTGGACACTGGACTACCTCTGTGGAAAGTGGTTGGCGTAGTCTCTGCATTATCCCCGAATAACAAGTGGGATCGTAACATACTGGATGCTCGTAATCTATGCGAAGCATACACAGCAGATGCCTT